AAAAAATCCGTAAAGGTTCGCCGGGAGAAAAAAGCAATATCACAGCTTGCCTCTGCCATGATTTACTCACAGCTTGACGGCAAGGGCAAAGATGCGATCAAGAAGCAGTTTGGCGGGCTTGTAAGTGACGATGTGACCGTTGCCTCGGCTATGATAGCGGGGCAGATACAGGCGGCAATGAAGGGCGACAGCAGGGCTTTCAGCACGGTCGCGGCACTTATCGAAAAGCAGGAAGAAAAAGAAGCCAAGGCAGAGGAAAAGCGGCAGTTGCTCATCAACCGCATATACCATATGGACTTGTACGAAGTGCCGGACGCTTTTCACAGTACGCTCCGGGCAGTGCGGGATCAGAAATATCTTGAGTATGTCTTTTCCGGCGGCAGAGGCTCAACAAAGTCGTCCACCATCGCGCAGATTGTGGTCGAAATCATGAAAAACTATCGGGATATACACTGTGTAGTGTGCCGAAAGGTCGGAAACACTTTAAAGGATTCCGTGTACAGTAAGATAAAATGGGCGATTGAAAAGCAGGGACTGACGGCAGAGTTCACGGTACACAAAAGCCCGCTTGAGATAACGCTGAAGGCAACCGGGCAGAAGATATACTTCCGTGGTGCCGATGAGCCGGAAAAGATAAAGTCTATCTCTCCGGAGTTCGGATATCTCGGCATCCTGTGGTTTGAGGAGCTTGACCAGTTCTGCGGGCAGGAGGAGATACGAAACATTACGCAGTCGGTCATCCGAGGCGGTGAGCACGCGTGGATTTTCAAGAGCTTCAACCCGCCGAAGTCAAAGGTAAACTGGGCTAACCAGTACATACTTGAGCCGAAGGACAACCGGATCGTGCATAAGTCCACATATCAGGACGTCCCGGTTGAGTGGCTCGGACAGCCCTTTATTGATGAAGCGGAGCATCTGAAGGAGATAAACCCGTCAGCTTATGAGCATGAGTATCTCGGCATTCCCAACGGGAGCGGAGGAAATGTTTTCGATCTTGTTGAGGTGCGCGAGATTACCGACGAGGAGATATCCCGAATGGACAGGATATATCAGGGCGTGGACTTCGGATGGTATCCTGATCAGTTTGCTTTTCTCCGGACGCACTACGATGCCGCGCGTGAGAAGATATATCTCATGGACGAGCTGTATGTGAACAAGCAGAGCAATGCCGAGACCGGAAAATGGATCATCGACAAAGGTTACAGCGATTTTGCCATCACGTGCGACAGTGCAGAGCCGAAGTCGGTCAACGATTACCGGGACATGGGGCTTAAAGCGCGCGGAGCGATAAAGGGCGCGGGTTCGGTGGAGTACGGCTTCAAGTGGCTGCAATGCCGGACGATTGTTATCGACCCGAAGCGCACACCGAACGCATACAACGAGATCACAAAGTATGAGTATGAGCGGGACAAAGAAGGAAATGTTATCAGCGGATATCCGGACGGCAACGACCATGCGATTTCCGCGCTCAGATACGCATACGAAAGTCTATTCAACAAGCGGGGGATAAACGCATAATATGGGACTTATTTCATGGATAAAAGGATGGTTTAACAGAATGCTTTTAATCGACAGCCGAATCAAAGACGAGTTTGACGTGGAGCCTATATCATCCACCGCGATGGACAAGTACATCAAGCGGTGCATGGATATATACAGCGGTATGCCCGACTGGGTAGACCCCGACGGGCATATCAAGACCGTAAACGTCGCGAAAAGCGTGTGCTCCGAGGTCGCGCGGCTTACTACTCTTGCTATCGGTATAAAGATAGACGGGAGCGCACGCGCAAAGTGGCTTCAGGAGCAGATAGACGTAGCATACTCAAGCTTCAGGGACTGGACGGAATACGGATGCGCGGCGGGGAATATGATCCTCAAGCCCAACGGCGAGGGGATAGATTTCGTCATGCCGGACAGATACAAGATTGTTGACATGGCAAACGGAGCCATTACCGGGATTGTGTTCATCGACCGGCAGAAGTATGAGAAAAAGTGGTACACCCGGCTTGAGTATCACCGCTTCACCGGCACGGGGGACAACCGCAAGTATGAGATATCCAACCGGTGCTTCAAGGGAGAGAGCGAAAACGACAACGGACGCGCCGTGCCGATAGCCGAGACCCCGTGGAGCGGCTTGCAGGAGGATATAGTCGCTGTCAATGTCGATAAGCCCCTGTTCGGAGTTTTCCGCACACCGAGCGCGAACAACGTTGATATCGGCTCCCCGCTGGGCTTGCCGGTCTTTGCGGAGGCGACCGAAGAACTCCGGGACTTTGATATAGCATATAGCCGCAACGCGAAGGAAATCCTCGACAGCAAGCGGCTTGTGCTACTCGACAGCGACCGCCTTCTCAGCACACCCGGCGCACGTCTCAGCCAGAAGAACGCCGATGCGCTTTCCCGTGACATGGGGCTTCCGGACTATATCAAGACTGTCGAAGGCGACGGCAACAGCGAGATATATCACGAGATCAACCCGTCCCTCAATACCGAGATGCGCAAGAGCGGCATGGACTTCCTTCTTTCGCAGATCGGGTACAAATGCGGTTTCTCCAACGGGTACTTCGTTTTCAACGAAAAATCCGGCATGGTCACGGCGACGCAGGTCGAATCGGATGACCGCCGCACGATACAGCTCATCAAGGATATGAGGGATAAGCTTCAGGCTTGCCTTGACGGTGTGATATACGCGCTCGACAAGTTCGCCGATGCATACAACCTCGCCCCGGCGGGGACATACAAGGCGACGTATGACTTCGGGGACATCACATACAACCGGGAGGAGGATCGCGCGAGATGGTACAGCTATGCACAGTCGAACAAAGTTCCTTTCTGGTATTATCTTGTGAAGTTTGAGGGACTGAGCGAGGAAGAGGCAAAGGCTCTCATAGAGGAGGCAACCCCGGCAGACCCGATGTTCGGAGGCGAGGAGTAAATGCTGTCTCCTGAGTACCTTCTGCGTGTCTCTGAGAGCGCGGAGGAAATAGCGGAGCGGTTACACCAAGATATTGTTAAAAGGCTTATACAGCGCATTGTGGCGCGTCTGGAGCGGGGAGACGATTACATACTCACCCCGATTGACAAATATCAGCTTGAAACGCTGAAGCAGGCGGGCTTCCTCATGAAGGACATTGAAAAGGAGATAGCGGCAAAGACCAAGCTCCAGAGGGCAGAAATCCGCGCCGCCTTTGAGGATGCCGGCATACGCTCTTACGCTTACGACAGCCGGGTATACGAGGCGGCAGGGCTTGCAACAAAGCCGCTCACACAGTCGCCGCAGTACATCCGCATGATGCAGAGGGCATACGAAGCGACGCTCGGAGAGTGGCGTAACTTTTCCCGCACGACAGCGGGGGAGGCATACCGCCGGTTTATTGTTGAGTGCGACCGTGCATATTACAGCGTGCAGTCAGGCGCGATATCGTATACGCAGGCATTCCGTGAGGCGATAAACCGCATAGCCGACGAGGGCGTTGTGGTGGCATACCGGGACAAGGACGGCAACATCACCCGGCGGGACACGATTGAAACCGCTACACTTCGCAACATTCGAACCGGAATCTCTCAGTCATGCGCGGAGATCACCAATGCCCGCATGGAGGAAATGGACTGGGATATACTTCTTGTGTCTGCCCATCTCGGCGCGAGGTACACCGAGAAGAACGATTACACAAATCACTTCTGGTGGCAGGGCAAATTTTACTCCAAAAGCGGCAAAGACGAGCGTTTTCCGCCCTTCAGCGTATGCGGACAGGGCGAAGTACAGGGAATCAACGGCGCGAACTGCCGGCATTCATACAGCCCCGGTGACGGCGAGACAAATCCCTTCTCGGATTTCGACAGCGAGGAGAACAAAAAGGCATACGATCTCTCCCAAAAGCAGAGACAGCTTGAAAACCGCATCCGGCACACCAAGCGTCAGGTCATGGCGATAAAGGAAGGTCGCGATTATGCCGAACACCCCGACCACAAGGCGGCTCTCGACGAGGATTACAAGAAGAAAGCCGCGAAGCTGGAGCGGCAGAACAAGGAATACAAGGACTTCTGCGAACAGAACGGCTTGAAAACACGTCAGGAACGGCTGACGATAGCCAAGTGGGACAGGCAACAGGCGGCAGAGGCGCGGGGAGCTGCGGCAAGGTACAAGAACAGCCGGAGCACAGAGCCGAGAGAGAAGCCGGACACGAGCACGGTTGAGGTGACCGTCGGGACAGATATCTATAACGTCGAAAAGCCGATGTCGGAGTACAGGGACGCATCGGGGCGGTTCGATATAGATAAAGCAAACGCAGATTACGAAAAGCTCTTGACAAAAGTTCCGGAAGAGTATAAAATGAGCATAGAGACAGCTTATAAAACGACGGAATTTGAAGAGAACACGGAAATCAGCTCCGCTTTCCGGTATGATACCAAGCGCGACAGGGTAGTGTATAATCCTCGGTATGATAATTTCGATGATTACAGTTATCCTCAAGCGGTCACACATGAGCTTTCTCACCGCATTGACGCTCTGGATTACCATTCCGAGAAAAATGCAAAATTCAGCAAGGCGATTGATGATGCATACCCGGTCGCTATGCGGAATGCGGAGAGGTTAAGCGAATACAGCGCAAGCAAAGACGGCGATGGTTTTGTTTCGGATATCATCTCTGCACTTTCAAACGGAGAAGTTGAAACAATGGCATATCACTCGACAAAGTACTGGTCAAAACAAGGCACCAAAGAAAAAGAGATATTCGCCAATCTGTTTTCAATGGGTGTCTTTGATCAGAAGAAACACATTGATCTCATTAACGAGATTTTCCCTGAAGTCTACGAAGCATATAACGAAATCAGAAAGGATGTATGATAATGTACTTATGCCCGAAAGAAATTGCAATGCTGAAAGGCAAGGAAATACGCGGTCTTATTGATGAATACAAAAAAGTATTCAAAGAAATCCCGCCCGGATTCAACCATGATGAGTTTGACAGTATCGCTGATTATGTCAAAACGCTGAAAGAATGCATAGAAACCAAAAGGAGCTGGTATGATGAAAACCCTTGAAATCGCATACAAGATACTGTACAGCCTTGAGAATAAGGGAAAAGCGAAGTTCGCCGGACAGATAGTCAGCCCCGAAAAGCTTGATGTGCCGGAAACGGACTGGCTTGAAGTCGTTCAGTCACTTCTTGATGAGGGATATATCGCGGGTGTGACCATAAGGGAAAACATCTGCGGTGATACCGAGGTTGACATAAAGAATGCCCGGATAACCCTCAAAGGCGCGGAATACCTTCACGACAATTCTGCAATGCAGAAGATCGCAAGGGTCGTAACGGACGTTATCACGATAGTCAAACCCTGACCGCGCGTATACAACCGCCCGAAACCCCCTGTAAAACAGCCACAAAAAGCCCGGTGAATACACATCGGGCTTTATCTATTGACTTTCGCTCCCTGTATGGTATAATTATTACAACGGAGGTGGGGCGATGAACTTCATACAGTACAACCCCAATCCAAGGGGAAACCGCGTCGGAGACTGCGTCATCCGGGCGATATCCAAGGCGACCGGACGGGATTGGGAGACAACATATGCCGGGGTGTCTGCCTGCGGGTTTGAGCTTGCAGATCTGCCGTCAGCCGATCATGTGTGGGGTGCGTATCTGCGGAAACACGGGTACTCCCGGAGGCTCGTTGACGATCACGGGCAGGACGTGTACACAGTGGACGATTTCTGTCGGGACAATCCGACCGGGACGTACATCCTCGCGATAAGCGGTCACGTGGTCTGCGTGATAGACGGAAAGTATTATGATTCGTGGGACAGCGGGAACGAGATTCCCCTGTACTGCTGGCAAAAGTAAATAAAGCGTCAGAGCCGTAGAGCCTTCTATCGTTCTGGCGCTGTTTTTATATACGGAGGTGCGATTATGGCATACGGAAATTATCAGAACGGGTATCAGATGCCGATATACGGTCAACAGGTATACCCGCAGATGCAGGCACAGCAGCCCCAACAGCCGCAGAACGGCATACAGTGGGTGCAGGGCGAAGCCGGGGCGAAGTCTTACCTTGTAGCGGCAGGAAACACCGTGATGCTCATGGACAGCGAAACACAGCGTTTTTATATCAAGTCTACGGACGCAAACGGGATGCCTCATCCGCTTCAGGTGTACGAATACCGCCGCGTAAACGAGGCACAGACGCCCGCAAGCGTCCCGACGATAACGCGGGAAGAATATGACGCTCTCGGCGCAAAGATAAACGAGCTGACCGAGAAGGTGAACAAGCTCGAAGCAAAGGAGGCAGAGATATGAATCCGCTTTTCGGAATGCTCGGAGGAGGAAATCAGCAGAACGCGCTGATACAAAAATTCCAGCAGTTCAGGCAGGGCTTTCAGGGCGACCCGAAAGCCGAGGTTATGAGACTGGTACAATCGGGCAGGATATCACAACAGCAGCTTGACCAGCTTCAGCAGATGGCGCGGCAGTTTCAAGGAATGCTGAAATAAAATAAGCCGGACGTATAACGCAGAGCAGATACTTTATTGTGTCTGCTCTTTTTCATGGCAACAACCGTGCGCACGGATTGCAATATATTAAAATACACATGGAGGAAAAATCATGGAGAATTACGGAATGTCTCCTGCCGATTACGCGGCAGTGAGCGGAAACAACCGCGACGGAGTTTTCGGCGGTGACGGTGCATGGTGGATCATCATCCTGTTCCTGTTCGCGATGTTCGGTGGATGGAACAACGGATGGGGCAACAACGGCACAAACGGAGCCGGTTTTCAGGGATATGCCACACGCGCAGACATCAACGAGGGCTTTGCGCTCAACGGGCTTGAAAACGGCATAAGGGGCATACAGCAGGGGCTGTGTGACAGCACCTATGCGCTGAACAACGGCATGATGCAGGGCTTCTGCGGGGTGGAAAAAGGATTCAACAGCCTTTCAAGCCAGCTTGCGGACTGCTGCTGCCAGAACCGCGAAGCCATAGCACAGGTGCGCTATGACATGGCGACACAGAGCTGTGCAACGAACAACGTCATACAGAGTGCCGCAAGAGACATCATAGACAGCACCAATGCCGGAACAAGGGCGATCCTCGATAAGATGTGTCAGCAGGAGATAGACGCGCTCAAGTCGCGTAACGCTGACCTTCTTGCGGATGTCAACGCACTGCGTTTTGCACAGTCTCAGACCGCGCAGAACCAGTTTATCACGCAGGTCGGAAGCGATATCGTCAATCGGCTTCAGCCCACACCGACCCCGGCATACATCGTCCAGAACCCCAACTGCTGCGGAAGTACCTTTGGTACCTGCGGCGGTTGAGTGAGCCACACGGAATCACGGTAGGAGGTGCAAAAGATGCCTGAATATACTTCAAACGCCGTCCAGAGAGTGGCGGCGGGCGGCAACGTCCTTTTCACCGAGACGCCTGTTCCCTGCACCAAGGGATATGTCGTACACCGCGAAGGCGCGGGAGTTATAACTCTGCGCGGCATCGTGAATTCCTGCGCTCAGTGCGCGAGATATAAAGTGTCCTTCGGCGGCAATATCGCAATCCCGACCGGTGGTACAGTGGGCGCGATATCGATTGCGCTTGCCATCGGCGGTGAGCCGATACCTGCAAGCTCGATGATATCCACCCCGGCGGCGGTGGGCGAGTATCAGAACGTCTTCGGATCACTGTTTGTCACGGTTCCTCGCGGGTGCTGCTACACTATTGCGGTGGAGAACACAAGCGGACAGGCGATCGAAATCCAGAACGCCAACATCATTGTTGAGCGCGTGGCTTAGGGGGTGAGAGCATGGACGAGATGTACCGCATGGGTGAACGCATAAAAGAGGAGCTTGATAAGATAGCCGAAAAGGGGCTGAACATCGGCAACCTCGATCATGCGTACAAGCTCATAGATATGTACAAAGACCTGAAAAACGTCGATTACTGGGAAGCCAAAAAGGATTACTATGAGACCGACGGATACAGCGAGAGAAACCGGAAGCGTGACAGCCACGGCAGATACAGCCGGAGCGACGGATACAGCTATCGGGACGGCTCGGATGCTTATAACCGATATATCGACAGTAAGCGGACATACAGACACAACGCGGGGGACGGAAACTGCAAACAGCGGCTGATGAACACCCTCGATGACTATATGGACAGCTTCACCAGCAGAATGGAGGAAATGCTCCGGGACGCTGACTGCGCGGAAGAGCGCGAGACGATACAGCGGTATCTCAGCAAGCTGAACAGCCTTAGCTGACAGGCGGGGGGGAGAACGGAAACGCTCTCCCCCCTTAAATGCGTATTGGACATTTTTTGTTTTTGGCTTTACAATGGTTATGATAGGGGGTGAGGCTTATTAATCCGACCGAAAACGAGTGGGTGCTATGCCCGATATGCGGAGGAAAAACCCGCGTGATGGTCAATCGGCGCACCAAGGTCAGCGATTTCCCGCTGTTCTGCCCGAAGTGCAAGAATCAGTCCCTTGTCGATATCGCAGATATGAAGCTGACATACAGTCGGTGACATAAAATTACCTTGCCGGGGTTTACACGGCTTATCATCCGATTCGCGGGCGGCGCGAAAAACAAATCACGCAGGAGGATAATATGCAGAACATCACAGAAATACTCAAGGAAATCGGCATCGAAGTTCCGGAGGACAAACTGCCCGATCTCACCAAGAAGGTCGCGGAAAATTACAAGACAGTCGCCGAGATGGAGAAGAAGACCGGAAGACTTGAGCAGGAACGCGACGATTACAAGTCGCAGCTCGAAAGCGCGAAGAACACGCTCAAGGGCTTTGAAGGCGTTGACCTGTCCACCATGCGCACTCAGCTTGCCGAATATAAGGAAAAAGCCGAGAAAGCGGAAAAGGATTTTAAGGACAAGCTCGCCGAAAGAGACCTTGACGACGCGCTGAATGCCGCGCTGGACGGCATAAAGTTTACCTCTGAGACAGCCAAGCGGGGGGTGAAATCCCGGCTGAAAGAGGAGAGAATCGAGCTTAACAAGGACGGCAAGCTCCGTGGCTTTGATTCCCTGATATCCAAGCTCAGGGAGGAGGACAAGGACGCTTTTGCCGAGGATAGCAAACCTTCAGCGCGCTTTACTTCATCCTTCAGGAAGAACGACAGCGTAAAGAAGTACTCCAGCATCGAGGATATTTACAAAATCAAAGACGCGACAGAGCGGCAGACCGCCATCGCACAGAACATGGATTTGTTCAGAAAGGATGAATAACTATGGCAGCTAAAGACGGACTTATAAAATCCGCAAATATCAGCGTAACCGCAAGAGAGATAGACTTCGTCACGCGGTTCACCCGTAACTGGGAGCATCTCACCGAAATCATCGGCATCATGCGTCCCATCAAGAAACAGCCCGGCGCGGTACTCAAGAGCAAGTACGCAGAAGGCACGCTCAAGAGCGGCGCGGTAGGCGAAGGCGAGGAGATCCCTTACAGCAACTTCGTTGTCAAGGAAAAGAACTACGCCGAGATGACCATCGAGAAGTACGCAAAGGCAGTCTCGATAGAAGCAATCAAGGATCACGGATACGACAATGCGGTCGCGATGACCGACGACGAGTTCCTGTTCCAGCTTCAGAGCGAGGTTACATCCCGCTTCTATGCTTACCTCAACACCGGTGAGCTGACCGACACCGAGACCACCTTCCAGATGGCTCTCGCAATGGCAAAGGGACTTGTCGAAAACAAGTTCAAGACCATTCATCGCACCATGACCGGCACCGTCGGCTTCGTCAACGTTCTTGACGTATACGAATACCTCGGCAACGCAAACATCACGATTCAGACCCAGTTCGGATTCCAGTACATCAAGGACTTCATGGGCTTCAACACCATCTTCCTTCTCGGCGAAAACGAGATCGAAAGAGGTCGCGTGATCGCAACGCCGGTCGAAAACATCGTGCTTTACTACGTCGATCCCGGCGATTCCGATTTCGGTCGCGCCGGACTTGAGTATACTACTCAGGGACAGACGAACCTCATCGGTTTCCACACGCAGGGCAATTACAACACCGCTGTGTCCGAGGCTTTCGCAATCATGGGACTTACCCTCTTTGCGGAGTACATCGACGCAATCGCGGTCGTTACGCTGTCCGACGGCAACGGTTCTCTCGGCACTCTGACTGTCGCATCTGCGGCAGGAAGCACGACCGGCACAACCAAGCTGACCGTCACTCCCGCTAAGGTCGGCGGCGTGTACAAGTACAAGACCGATTCCACAACCGCTCCGACCGTGACTTACCTCCAGAACGTCCGCAACTGGACGACATGGGACGGCAAGTCTGACATCGCGGCAACGTCGGGACACAAGATCACCGTTGTCGAGGCTGACAGCACCTATAAGGCGCTCAAGTCCGGCAACGCAACCATCGCAGTAAAGTAAGGAGGAGGGCGTATGGCATACGCGGATTACAGCCGGTATACGTCGATATACGGTGAAGGAAGCATATCCGAGATAGATTTCAACCGATTCTCGTATGATGCATCGCGGTATATGGACTACTGCACAACCGGCGTGGACGGGGTGAAAAAACTTAAAATCGCGCACCCGACGGACGCTGACGATGCCGAGGCTGTGATCCGCTGTGCCTGTGCTCTTATACATGATATGTCCGAGATAGATGCCGCAGAAAAACGCGCGGCATCCGTCCGGGGGCTTGTACAGCGCGAGGACGGCACCGTCACCGGGGCTGTCGTTTCGTCGGTATCATCCGGCTCGGAATCGATCAGCTACTCGGTATCATCCGGGCAGTCTGCGATAGATGCCGCTGTGGCAAGCGAGGATGAGCGCAGGAAGCTTTATTTTGCGACGGTAAGGAAATACCTGTCCGGAGTAAAAGACGCAAATGGCGTGAATCTGCTGTACGGAGGGGCATATCCTTATGTACTCTGATACCGTCACCGTTTTCAATCGGTATGAATCTTCTCTCGGCGATACATGGTATCCCACAGTCATCGCCGGGGTTGATCTCAACATCGACAAGGCGGCGATACTTGCGAAATACGGCGCGGAATCTCAGGATAAAGCGGTGCTGCATATAAAGTACACAAAGACTGACGGCGGCATATACGTCGCGGGGAAAAAGTGGCTCTCGCCCAAAGAGTGGGACAGGCAGACAAACGACCTTCTGCCGAAGACCATCACCTTCACAAGCGAAGGCGAAGACAGCGACTTCTTCATGTGGGGAAAGTATGACACTGCCCCGGTTTCTGACGCGGATTTCGACAAGTACGACGGCTTTTACAACTATATGCTCAAAAAGCACGATTACGTCTTTACCGTCAGCTCTGCGGCTCTGTATACGGTGATACCGCACTTTGAGATACTTGGGAGGTAGCTATGGCGAAGTCCAAGAAAATCGAGGCGCTGAAGTACACCGGGAACTTCACGATGATCGACGGCGACCTCAGAATCAAGGTGGACTACAAACGCTTTTACGACCAGTTCAAGCGTGCGCAGTTTGAGCTTGACAACAACGTGATGAGCGGAATGGCAAACTTCATGCCGCTTGTAACCGGGACGTTTATCAATCTGACGCGACAGGAAAGCATGGCTCTTGCCGGTTCCGGCGAGGTTGTCGCGGCTCATGCTCCTTACGGGCGATTCCTGTACTACGGCAAGCTGATGATCGACCCGGTGACGGAAAGCCCGTGGGCGCGTAAAGGCGCGAAAAAGGTTGTAAAAGTGCCGGAGGTTGAACTGACGTTTTCTAATCCGAAAGCCGTGCCGATGTGGTTTGAAGAAGCCAAAAAGCATTATGCGGCTGACTGGATAAGAAAAGCAAAAAAAACAGCCGGCGGAGGTGACTGATGGCAGACCAAGAGTTAAAATACGATCTTGACGGTTACGAAGAAGTGACCGCCGCAATGCGCACACTGCTGAACAAATATCCGGGGCTTGCAATAGGGGATGAGATCGCATTTGCGACGCTCCCCGAAACGAGCGGGAAGGCGATGTATCCTATATCGAGCGCGGTTATAGCAACAGAGCGGGAAAGCATCACCGGACACGTAACGCAGACGTGTGTATACCCTCTGCACGTCATATACCGTGCGGCAAATCTGACCGAAGACCGTCGGGCGAGGATCAAGGAGTGGCTTGACAACCTCGGACGGTGGCTTGAGCGGCAGACGATCACGGGAGACGACACGGAGTACAAGCTCGACGGATACCCCGCGCTGACCGGAAACCGCGTGATTACGCAGGTACAGCGGCAGACAGCGGCATATCTCGACAGCGTTAACGAAAACAAAAGCGAAAACTGGGTGATATACATATCCGCTCAGTACAAAAATGAATTTGAAAGGTAGGATAATATGGCTATAACCGGAAAAATCGAAAGAAAGTACATGGCGCATTACATTGATACTTCTTTCGGAAGCACAGCAAGCTGGGAAAGGCTCGGCAAAGACCTTGAGGAGTACAGCATCGAGCTGAACCCCGACACCGAGACCAGCAAAAACATCCTCGGCGAATCGACCTTCAAGCACAACGGGTACGAGGTTTCCGCAGATGCAGATCCGTATTATGCGGAGGTCGGCGACGCGCTTTTCCTCAAGCTTCAGGACATCATCGACAACCGCACGACCGGAGACGGATGCAAGACCAAGGCTCTTGAGGTGCATCTCTGGGACGAGGATTCCACCACAAGCGGTTCTTTCACTGCATGGCAGCAGGACTGCTATGTCGTGCCGACCTCTTACGGCGGGGACACTTCGGGATATCAGATCCCGTTCACCGTATACTATACCGGCGAGAGAGTAAAGGGAAAGTTCGCACTGGCGACCAAAGCCTTTACAGCCGATTCATCGCTTTAAGGAGATAACACATGGACGAGAGAAGACTTACACTTGAGGTCGATACCGGAAAAATTATGATCGACCTGAAAGACGAAACCGGAGCAAAGATAGGAGAATTCGGGCTGAATCCGTCAGACGTCGGCATCGTTGACCGCTTCCGGGCGGTGATAGACTTTTTCAACGGCTATGGAGATTCAGAGGACGCAGACCCGCTTGTCCGGGCATCAGAGCTTAACCGTAAGATCGGGGAGCAGTTCGACTATCTTCTCGGCGAAAACGCGCACGAGGGGATTTTCGGGAAGGTAAGCGCTCTCTCTCTTAACTCCGACGGCGACTTCTTCTTTGAGGGTATAATCGAGGGGCTTGGCGGTATCATCGAGCAGATAACCAAAAAGCGCGTCGATAAGAAGCTCAAAAAGATAAAGAAATATACGGATAAATACACAAAGTGAATGTCTGGGAACTGCCCACATCCCTTGAAATCGGGGGTGTGGGCTTTGCCATTAGAAGCGACTTTCGCGCGGTGCTCGACGTGCTGAAAGCCTTCAACGACCCCGACCTTGAGGATGACGAAAAGGCTATTGTGTGCCTGAAGATACTGTATGAGGACTTCGACAAAATCCCGCAGGAAAAGTACGAAGAAGCCTTTCAGAAAGCGGTGGAGTTCATCGACGCAGGAAGCACATCAGACGACAGCCCCAAACCCCGGCTCATGGACTGGGAGCAGGACGCGCCTATACTCATCCCTGCCGTAAACAAAGTTCTCGGCACAGAATGTCGTGTAGCATCGTATCTGCACTGGTGGACTTTCCTCGGAGCATATATGGAGATAGGCGAGGGGCTTTTCTCCAGTGTGATAAGCATCCGGAACAAGAAGGCAAAGGGAGAAAAGCTCGAAAAGTATGAGCGGACGTTTTACCGGGAAAACAAAAAGCTCGTTGATTTTGAAAAAAGGTACTCGGAAGAGGAATTGCAGGAGCAGGAGCGGCTTAAGGCTCTGCTCGGATAGGAGGACATATGGCAAGGCACGCCGACGGAACAATAGTAATAAACACAGCCATCGAAACCGACGGCTTCAAAAAAGGCTCCAAGGACATGGAAGCCGCTTTCCGCAAGGCGGCGCACAACCTTGAGGGTGTAAGCGAAAAAATACAGATATCCATCGAGAAGTCCGTACAGGCTTTTGAGAAGCAGAATGCCGCATACAGGGAGCAGGAAGCGCGGGTTGAATCGCTCAAGGCGAAGATCGAGGAGGCGCAGAGCGAAAAGGTTGAATCTCAGGCTTTTACTGACATAAACAAGCAGATAGACGACTACCAGAAGAAGCTTGACGCGGCAATCGAAAGAGAAATCCGCTTCATGGAGACCGGAGGAAGCACCAGAAGCACGGCATATGAGCGCATGGAGTATGATATCGAGATGCTTCGGGAGAAAATAGCCGAGGCGAAAGCCGAAAAAGACCGGCTGTTGCAGTCCGGCGAAGCATACACCGGCGCGGACATCTCCGGTCTTACCTCTCAGCTGACCGAAGCACAGGACAAGCTCGGACAGATGGGCGGGAAACTGGAGGCTTCGTATGCCTCACTGCGGCAGAAAATGGACGAATATTCCGAAAAAGCGGAGGAATCTGCGAAGAAAACGAATATTTTCAAGAGTGCGATGGACAGGCTGAACTCAAGCGCAAGAAGCTCCGGCTCCGGAATCGGCGGTGCGCTGAAAAAGTTTATCAAATACGGTCTTGGCATGGCGTCGGTCTATATGCTGTTTAATAAGCTCCGCAAGGTGATCTCCGAGGGCATCAAGAACTTTTCAAAATTCGATTCGGTTACAAACAAAAATATGTCTGCGCTTCAATCAAGCTTTTCAAAACTGAAAAATTCGATTGTGGCGGCGGTTGCTCCGCTTCTCAATACACTGCTCCCGATAGTTACCAAGGTTGTTGGGTATGTTACAAGTGCAATAGATAAAATCGGTCAATCATTGGCGCTTGTGTTTGGCCAGAAGACATACACAAAAGCCGCTGATACATGGGAAGACTATGCCAACGGCGTTGATGATGCATCAAATGCCGCAAAAAAAGCTCAAAAGAATTTTTCCGGGCTTGATGAAATAAGCGTGTGGGATTCCGGAAGTTCCGGAGGCGGTTCTCCGGCGGCGCTCTTTGAAACGGCAGATATATCAAAGGATGCGGCGTCAAGCCCTTTGACCGGAGTATTTGAAACAATCAAAGATGCGATTGAAAAAATCAAGCCCGCACTGTCCGATCTTGGGGAAGCTATTACCAAGATATTCCCGATATTGGGTGACATGATAAATACGCTTCTGCCTCCTCTGGTTGACATAATAGCGGCTCTCATGCCCATTTTGACGCAAATAATCAACACGCTGTTGCCGCCTATTCGCGACATACTGAATGCGATAATGCCGATAATTGCTCAGGTGGTCAGCGTGTTATTGCCCCCGCTAACGACAATCCTGACCATGGTTGTCGGTCTGATAGGGCAGCTGTTGGCGGCGGTTATGCCCGTTATAACACAGCTTGCTGACATCTTGATGCCTGTGCTCACAGAAATAATCGGTGCTGTAATGCCCGTATTGGTACAGCTGCTTGATGCGATAGTTCCGGTTATTATGCGAATAGCTGAAGCGATTCTCCCGGTTGTTTCATCTCTTCTGAGCTTAATATCGTCAGTGCTCTCTGCGCTGTTGCCAATACTACAACCGATTCTCGACCTCATAATATCGCTGTTAAGCCCGCTTATGACGCTGCTTGATGTAATCCTTACCCCGATTGAAGCCGCTCTTAAGGCTTTGGGGTGGGTAATCAATAACGTCGTTGCACCTGCAATAAAATGGTTGATTGAAAAGTGTGTTGAAAAGCTAACACAAAGGTTTAATGCTCTCAAATCTGCCGTAAACGTAATCGGTGGAGCTTTTAAGACTGTGTGGAATTCAATAAAAAGCGTATGGCAAGGGGCATATACGTTTTTTGCAAATATTTTCACCCGAATATGGAGCAGCATAAACGGCACACTGACAAAAATTAAAAACGGCTTTGTTAATGTTTTTAATGCCACCAAAAACGCAATCAAAACGCCTATTAACGGCATAATCGGGTTTATAAACAAGCTGATAGGAGGAGTGACGGAAGGCTTAAACTCGGTAATCAAAGCAATGAACAACCTCAGCTTTGACATCCCCGACTGGGTTCCGGGGCTTGGAGGCAAAACGTTTGGTTTTGATATAAAGCCTCTCCCAGTAAAGAAAATACCGCTTCTCGCATCCGGCGCGGTGATCCCTCCGAATGCGCCGTTTACGGCGGTTCTCGGCGATCAGAAGCACGGGACGAACGTCGAAGCGCCGCTTGAGACCATAAAACAGGCACTGCGGGAAGTGCTCGGTTCCGGCACCGGCGGCGGGAACACTTACAACATCACCGCGACGGCAAATGGGAAAACGCTTTTCCAGCTCCTGCTTGAAGAGGGGCGCAACGCGCAGATGCAGACCGGGAAGAATCCCTTCCTGCTTGCATAAGGAGGATATATGGCACAGGACAAAATAAAGATAAACGGAATTACCATAAGACAGCCCGACGAGGGGCTTGGGTACGACTTCGAGACTACCTATGACGAAAGTGCAAAGAGGGCGCAGAACGGCAAACTCAAGGCTTCAAGGCTTTTCACGGTCGAAGCCCTGAGCTATGCCGCAAGCAACCTCACGCTTGACGAGATGAAAACCATCCTTCAGCAGGTGGCAAAGGGAAGCTCTTTCACGCTTCACTATTTCTCGCCTTACTATGGTGCATGGAGAGACGGAAAATTTTACGTCGGGCGTGGGAATCTTTCGATAGGTCGGCTTATCGAGGGAGGGGAAGTGTATGAAAGCCTGTCGATACAGATGACGGGGGTGAATCCTATATGATATCGGTATCTGACGCCTTCAAGGAGGCGATGAAAGACCGGTCGGATTACAGGTGTAGTGCGACAATCACCCTCGCAAACGGTACGGTTCTGACGCTTGCGGAGAACGATTTCTCAATCATGGGAAACAAGGTGTCGGAAGGGGCAGAATCCGACGGTCTGCCCCTCGGAGAAGCAATCAGCAGGAGCATATCGCTTGAACTGCTGAACTTCGACGGTGCGCTTAGCGCATACTCCTTCACCGGGGCAAAGATCGAGCTGCATCTTCTTTTCGCTCTTGACGGAGGCACGGAAGATGTGCTCATGGGAACCTTTACGGTACTGACACCCGAAACCCCCGGCACGATAATCTCCATCACCGCCAACGACGATATGTACCTCACGGACAAGGAGTACGACACCGCGCTGTCTTATCCGGCAACGCTTTCGGAAATCTTCGTCGATGTCTGCAATCGGTGCGGTCTTGCTCACGGAAGCGACAGCTTTGTAAACAGCGACTTTGAAGTGACGGCAAAGCCGGACGGATATACTTACCGAAAGGTTCTCGGCATGGTGGCGATGCTTGCCGGAGGAAATGCCCGGATAAACCGTGCCGGGGAGCTTGAAATCATCACATACAGCTTTGCTTCTCCCGCCGTGCAGACGGTGGAGGACTGGATCAAGCTGACCGTCGCGACGGATGATATCACGATAACCGGCATTTCGGCGATAGCCTCTCAGGTGGTGGACGGAAAAATAGTCCGAAACCGCGTCATATCCGGAGCCGACGGATATGTTATAGAGCTTGAAAACCCGCTGATGGACGGCAAAGAAGCCGAGGCGGTGAGTGCACTCAACGGCATCTTCGTCGGGAAAACTCTCCGGAGGTTCGACGGAGAGATAGGAGGATATCCTCTCGCGGAGTTTATGGACACGATCAGCGTGAAAGACCGGAACGGGACGGAATATTTCTCCGTCGTGACGGATATGTCCTTTACTTTTCTCGGCATGACAAGCATCAAAAACTCTGCCGCGTCCGAGATGCGCGTAAACAGCACCTTCGACGTATCAAAGGACGTCGGAAAGCTGATCGATAACGAGCGGACGGAAAGAATTGCCCAGATCACAAAAACCGAGGAGGGACTGCGCTTCGATGTAGCCCAGCTGTCTCAGCAGGTCGCGATGACCATGACGGCAGACCAAGTCAGAATCGCGATCTCGGAAGCTGTCGGGGACATAAACTCGGTGACGACCGAAACCGGGTATACCTTCGACAAAGACGGTCTGCGGATAAAGAAAAGCGGAGAGGAAATAGAGAACCTTCTCGACAACACCGGTATGTACGTAAACCGTGACGACGAAAACATCCTGACGGCAAATAACGAGGGCGTGAGCGCGATAAACGTCAGCGTGAGAAAGTACCTGATTATCGGCAAAAACTCGCGTCTTGAGGACTATGACGGCACACGTACAGCGTGCTTCTGGATAGGAGGAACATGATGGAACTCACAAGCACATATCAATATCTCGGACGGTCGGCAAAGATCGCACCGCAGAGCGGCAACTATGGCTTTTATATCCTGCTTTACGGAAAATCAACGCCGAACACCGTGACAGGATATCACACGGTATCAACAAAAATGGTGCTTGCGTGTACTATAAACTCGGAGTTTTACCAATACGGCACGACATACACCGGAACGATAAACGGCGCGTCGGCTTTTTCCGGCACGAACGAGCCTTCTGCCGCGTGGGAGCTGTCGGCATTTTCCGAGGGCGGGTACAGCTATAAAAAAGGCACTGTTATCGACGAGGGAACCGTGTACGTTGACTGCACTGACGGATATGCGAAAAACATCCCGCTCTATGGGAAGTGGACTTTCACGGTAAACGGTACGACATACACCCCGGCAAAGAACGCAAGCGGGACGGTGTCGGTCACTGCGACACTTCCGGCAATCGCGAGAAAAAGCACCGTGACGGCAACGGATGCTTATATCGGCGCGGCAAGCACTATCGTTATAAACAAGAGCAACAATGCGTATACCAGCACCCTTTCATACCGGTATTATGGGCAGAGCACGTACACCGAGATCGTATCCAAAACCGCCGCGACACAGTACGGATGGACGGTGCCGGAGGCGGCATATCAGCTGATACCAAACAGCCGGGAAATCAAGATATACATCCGGTGCGAAACCTTCAACGGCTTGACCAGTATGGGGACGAGCGAGACATATCTCACCGCATCCGTGAGGGAAAGCACCAATGCCCCGGAAGCCTCTGCAAGCGCGCAGGATGTAAACACAAAGGCAACAGCCCTCACAGGAGCCGCCTCAACGCTCATTAAGGGCGTTTCAAATCTTCGGGTACAGACAACCGCGACGGCAAAGAACGGCGCTTCCGTGGCTTCTGTGCGCGTCACGTGCAGCGGCATAAGCGCGATCGGAGCTGACGTCACCCTCAACGCCGTCGAAAGCAGTGCCGTCACCGTCAGCGTGACCGACAGCAGAGGGATTACAACCGCCATACAGCTTGCTGGGCTTAGTATGGTGAACTATATACCCCTCACACTCAATCCGACCGTACAGCGCGAATCTGCGGGTTCTGACGTGGTGTCGGTAAGCGCAACCGGAAACTTTTTCTCCGGCTCCTTCGGCGCGGTCGCAAACACTCTCACGGTAAAGGTGAGGGTAAAGCCCGACGGCGGTTCTTACGGCGATTATACGGAAATCACGGCATCGTCGGTCGGGAACACATACACCGCATCCGGAAACGTGTCAGGGGTGTCCTATACTGCCGTAAATGACGTGGAAGTGACCGCGTATGATAAGATATACACCGAAGGGAAAACCGCCGTATATCGCGTAAATAAGGGCGTTCCCGTCTTTGACTGGGGCGAAAACGATTTCCGCTTCAATGTCCCGGTCAGCATCGACGGAAACCTTACGGCAAAGAAGATCACCGGCACACAAGGGGAGTTTTCCGGCGCAATGGCGGTCAAATCTCTGACCGTCAACGGAAAAACCTTTTCCGACTATGTCATCTCCAGATATACAAGCGGTATATGGAAGGTGTGCAAGTGGAACTCCGGCTTCTGTGAGCTGTGGGGGACATACTCGACAACCGTAAATATTTCCACCGCGTGGAACGGGATGTACATCAAGGACGACGCGATACCGAATCAGACCTTCCCGGTGACCTTCACAAGCATCCCGACGGTCACGGCGACGCCGCATATATACGGCGGTCAGCGTTTCGGTCTGCTCACCGGCTCCGGAGATACTACGACATCCAAGCCATCAAAGACCGGAACCGGCGCGTGGGGCGTTTTCCGCATGAACAACCAGTCAAACATCACCATCGGTGCGGATTTTTACGTCGCAGGGTACATCTCTTAAATGCGTATTTGCAATATCAAAGAAAGTGTAGGATAATGAAGTCATGAGACAAGGAAAAATTCGCAATCAAGAACTCAAAATCAATTAAGGAGAACCATTATGGCTGTTAAGTTAATGAATCAGAACATCGATCAGTATGCGAAGGCGACGACCTTTGACTACCTTTGCGACACGGATGACGACTTTGCACAGCTTCCGGAGACTACTGTCGGGTCAACGGCAGTGAGCATAGCGTCCGGGACGGTGAAGGTCGTGAACACCGAGGGACAGTGGGTTACATTCGGAGGTTAAAATGGATATTACGAAGTTTGCGATTTTGAAGAAACTGGCTGGCGGGGGAGGTGGAGGCGGCGACCATACGACAGAAGATGCTTTTGTTGAGAAGACGCTCACGGAGTATACAAATGATAGAGTAACGAGAATAGCTTCCTATGCATTTTACAACTGCTTCAAACTCACATCAGTAAACTTCCCTATAGCAACACTCATGGACATGGGCGCGTTTCAAGGCTGCAACAGCCTCGTGTCAGTAAGCCTTCCTATGATAACACGAGTATATAACAGCGCGTTTCAGGGATGCTCCGCTCTGACATCAATAAAACTCCCCTCGGCGACATACATAGCCAACTATACGTTTTACAACTGCTCCAAACTCACATCAGTAGACCTGCCCGCGGCAACGACAATATGCGCTGGTGTATTTTCGGGCACCAAAATTACATCCCTCATTCTTCGCAATACGACAGAAGTCTGCGATCTTACTAGTAGCGATTCTTTTAACAACACCCCCGTAATCGCAGGTACAGGCTATATCTATGTCCCTGCGGCGCTTATAAACAGCTACAAAACCGCGACAAACTGGAAGACGTATGCCTATCAGTTCAGGGCGCTTGAAAGCTATACGGTAGACGGCACAACGACCGGGGAACTTGACCCCACAAAGGTAAACGCATGATATACACAGAGACAATAACAATCAACGGAAAAAGATACAAGCACACGTATTCCGACACGTACACGATTTCACGCGACGGCGTGGAATACTACGACGCGGTTGACCCCTTCGGCAGTGACAGGGTCTATACCGAAACAGAAAATAAACTGCCGGAAAAGGATGAGAAAATGTGACACTTAAAGAAATCCTATGGGGCAGCGGCGGTGCTATAATCATCCTACTTTCCCTCATACAGATAACGCCTATCAGGGTCAACCCTTGGACGGCGATAATAAAAGCCATAGGGAGGGCATTTAATACAGACGTGATTAAAGACCTTAAAGAAATAAAAGAGTCGCTTCTTGAGACGCAGGAGCGGCTTGAAGGGCATATACTTGCCGACGACATGAGAGCGGCGGACGAGCATCGGAGGCAGATACTCCGCTTCAACGGGGAGGTCTTGCGCAAGCTCCGGCATACCAAGGAAGAGTTTGATAACGTGCTTGTCGAGATAGACGAGTATGAGAGGTATTGCAAGGCTCATCCCGACTACAAGAACAACCGGGCGGTGCTTGCGATAGAGAACCTGCGCCGGGTATACAAGATACTTCTTGAAACAAACGATTTTTTAACCTGAAAGGAGAAAAAATATGACTAATGCAGAGTTTGTCGGGAAAGCAAAGGCACTTGTGCGAGATTACACAAACGAAAATCTTGTTGAAAAGAATGCCGTGATCGGAACAGACAATGTCTTTATGGTGTGGGACTGCCGTATCCTCGGCAACATCAAGGCTCTCTTCGCTACAACACTGCGAGACGGTATGTACTATGAGGTCACATACAACAAGCAGAAAGATGAAATTTATCTTGACGCTTACAGGAAAATCGAAAACAGAAAATACTGAAAAGGAGACAAACATATGGATTTCGGAATAACGGGAATTGCGGCGATAACGGTCATCTGCTATCTTGCCGCGCAGCTTATCAAGGCGACACCGCTTGACAACAAGTGGCTTCCGGTGATATGCGGCATACTCGGAGGAGGGCTTGGTGTACTGGGAATGTACATAATGCCGGACTTCCCTGCCGGGGACATCATCACTGCCATTGCTGTGGGCATAGTATCCGGGCTTGCGGCGACGGGAGCGCATCAGATATACAAGCAGCTTTCCGGGGACAAGACCGGTGCCGATGACGGTGAGGAGGGCAGATAATGAATATAACCGAATGCCTCCACACACAGTCAAGGTGCTATGCGGTATATCTGGAGTGTGAGCCGGTCGGGATCGTGGTACACTCAACCGGAGTCAATCAGACATCGGTCGCGAGATACTGTCAGCCGTCAACCGATGATCCCAAGCGCAACGAGATAATATCAAAGATCGGGCGCAACAAGTACGGCAATCACTGGAACAGACCGAACGTGAACAAGGCGGTTCACTATATGATCGGGCGGCTTGCCGACGGCACGGTCGGCATACTTCATCTGCTTCCGGAGGAGATATGCGCGTGGGGCGTGGGGAACGGCAAGAAAGGCTCTTACAACTATCCTCCGACCGCGCATATACAGTTTGAGATATGCGAGGACGGGCTGAAGGAC